GATCTGGCTGACCATGTTGGTTCCGACACCAGCCAGAGCTGCGGCCGACTGAGCGCCAAGCGCCTCCTGCCGGTAGAGGTCGTCCATGTACGTCCCGAGCGCAGACGCGGCATGGCCCGCACCATAGTCGCTGATGGCCTTCATCGCCGCGCCGGATTCGAGCGCGCCCAAGGCTGCGTACTTGGTGTTGACGGCCTTCAGTCCTTCGGCGAGCGGAACCTGATAGGCCGGCGAATTGTAGAACTGATCGAACGCGCTCAAGGCGCTCGGGCTTCCTGGGGGCGTGGTGGTGCCTCCAGTAGCCGCCCCCGGAGTCGTGGTTCCCGGCGTTGTTCCAGGAGTTGAACCCGTTGTTCCGGGGTGCGGCGTCGGATTTGGGTTCCCGCCGTGGACTGCGTAGCTCGGCTGCGATCCGGTCCCGGTGACGGCCGAGGTCCGTCCGAAGAGGTTCTGCGCGGTCCCCGGCTGGATGCGGTAGTCCTCCTGCGTCCTGACGGCAGGCCCGCTCGACGGAACGAGATCGGAGAACATGTTGTTGGTGCCGATCGCCATTAAATGTGCACTCCCATCGAAGCGGCCCTTGCGGCTACCGCGGCAGGATCGGCCCCCGCCGCAATCGCCTGCTGTGCCTGCTGCTGGACCGTGGAGGCGAGCGCGCTAGAGGATGCTGGTGGAGTCGTTGCGGTAGCGGCAGGGTGTGCCGCTAGAGCAGACTGGGCCGCCGCGTAGTTGCCGGGAATGCCGTCATTCTTCATCGCTGCGACTTGGGCCGCCGTTGGCGGATTGGCGGCGTAATATTGCGACAGTGCGGAAGCGTAATTTCCCGGAATGCCATCGTTCTGCATGGCCATGACCTGGGCCAGTGACGGAGCGCCAGCAGTTGAACCCGACCCGCTCCCGCCAGATAAAGGAGGCAATGGGGCCGGTGCCTTGGTGGCTGAAATCCCAGCCGGGACCGCGATCCCCAAGAGGCCGTTATACTCGGCACCGGCAGGAAGGCCCAAGGCACTGTACGGGTCCAGCCTTGAGGCGTTGGCGTTATACATGTCGCGGGCGAGCTGATTGTTCTCATCCGCCACGGCGAGCTCGGTTCCGGTCGCTTGGCCGGCAGCCTGCTGCTGGGCGCTTGACGCCTTCGAGGAGCTGTAGATACTAGCTCCAGCACCGACGACAGCGGCCCCTATGGTCGCGCCAATAGGCAAGTCACCCTCCCGTCCTCGAGACCAACAATTGCGTCCACCGCATCGACTACGGGCGGCGCTTCGGAAATCAGCGTGATTGGGGCGTAACCGGCGTTATTCGCCCAGCGATTATACAGTGCCTCGGCCTTCCTCGCCTGACCGCGTGAGAACATGCGATAAGCCGCACCCACATAGCGTTCGTGGATCGGGTCGTGAGGATGGGACGGGCCATTCGGAAGAGCGTCGTGGAACGCCTCTCCATCAGCTTCGAGATCCGGATTGTTCGTGATCCAGTCGTCAATGCCGATGCGGGCCTGAATACCGGTTCCAAGTCCCGGAAGCTCTTTCGCGAACCACGGCTTGAACCCGCCTTTGAGGCCAAGCCCCTTCGCCGCCGCATTATTGTCGGGCAGGAAGGTTGTCAGTTGCAAAGCATTGGTCCGGGTAAACATATAGTCCATTCCAGCACGCATCGACCGAAAGGAGGATCGCCGCCCCTCGGGCGTGAACTGGGAATGGACCTCGTATGAAGCCGCTGGACCCGCGTGGAGGATAAACCCTCCCTCACCGAACCACAAAGCATAATTCTGCGGGTTCGAAACGACCTCCGTAACGTCGATTTCACCCTCCCCGCCAAGCCACGGACGGACCTCGGGGTGGTTGCACACCCTGTTGAACAATGAAGGGTCCAGCGTCCTCACAGGAGGCTCTTGTGATCGAGTGGAGGGGCTTTCGAGACATTAAGCCTGTGCCGGATGCTCAGTGACCTTCTTGCTTCATTGGAAAGCAGGATCTTGGGGTCTTTAACTTCCTCGCCAAGAACGATCAGCAGCGCTTCCTTCGCATATTGCGGGTCCGCATCGTCGGCGGAATGGTTGTAGGCCGTTTTAACCTTCCCACTTTTCGCGGTGGCCGAATATTCCACCCTTCCGTTGGGAAGCAGGCTCTGGGTAACCGAAACAGTGACCTTCTCCCCGCTATCGAGGGTCACGGTCCCATCGGGGTTCAGGGTGTAGCTCATGGCTTGTCCGTGTTGTGGGTGAGGATGCCCCGCTCGGGCTCGTTACCGGCCGAGAAGGTCTTTCCGTGGCAGCTGATATGAGCGACCGGAAGCCAACCCGCGTCCGTGATGAAGCAGGGCTCCCACACCACCCCGTTTCTGTCGACAGGAAGTTCGTGGCCGTTGATCTCGTCAGCCAGAATGCTGGAACCGTCCCTCAAGGTGATCGGCGTCGTGTCGCTGACCGTCAGTTCAAATCCCGACCGTGAGTGGATGGTATAACAATTGCCTTGAGATGGAGTGTTCCTTTGGACCGTCTCCCATCCTTCGAGAGTGCGGACCAGATCGCCCTCAACGACATCGAACGCCTTGACCCATCCCCTTGCGGTATGAACGAATGCTTCGGCCCATGGGCAGGCAGGGCCAAATCCACCACCCCCGAGTCCTCCGCCCGTTCCCCCGGCCGAATAAACGACCGTGCAAGTCCCGATGTAAACGTTGTCGTCATCGGAATAGACCGTGTTCCCGCTGGTGGTGGTGTGGAGCGTGTGAGCCCCGTTGGTGAACATGTTGGTGTTGACGTAGAGATAATAAGTGATCGTCCCCGAGCCCGAGACATTGGCACTCATCGCATTGTAGGAGACGGTCGTGTTGCCGATGAGAAGCGACCCCGCCCCGACGGAGATCGTCGCCGCCGCTCCTGTCCCGTCAACACTGTAGCTGATCGCCCCGGTGAATTTATATCGCCCTCCTGATCCCGTGATCGCGGGGAGGTTCTTCGGGACTACGTTGGTGACGTTTGTGGCGAGATCCGCGCCGAGCGTGGCGTTAAGATCGCCCGTATAAAGTCCGCCGCTGGTTTTGCGGAGCAGGTTGGAGCTGTTCGCCCTCGTGGTGGTGATATCGCGGTTCAAGTCACCGGCAGAGGTCAATCCAGCGGCTACACGGCCATCGGTCAGTTCGGTTGGGCGAGACGTTAAATTCGTTGTCCAGTTCGCCCCCAGTGTCGCATCATTGTCTGGCTTGTGGCCGTCATCGTCGGTGACCCCGGACCAATCCGCAGTGTGGGCAGCAGCAGCCGCGGCAGCTTGAGCCGCTAGGGCCGCGGCTAAAGCATCGTCGGCGGTCTCCAGGGCCCCGAACTCGTTCTCGATCGCCGTCCGGGCTAGTTCCCACCAAACCTGGAAATCAGCCCACTGGGGCTGGAACGGGGGCAGAGGAGGGATATTGACGCTCACGCCCTAGCCCTTCCGGCCGAGCTTTCCTCGCCAAATGCGGATGAGACACGGAACGGAACCGCGTCGGTCACCCGGAAATGAAACAGGGCTCCGGGAGGTCCAAAGGAGCCCAGTCGTCTCCACTTGGCCCTGACCCGGTAATGCCCCGTCCCTCCGACAGGGGCGCTTCCCAAGGCGGCGTCGTTCCAGTCCGACCAGGTATTTCCGCCATCCCGCGAATAGCGCATTTCGATGACGGGATTGGTGATGGTTAAGTCGGTGGTGGCCCCGGAATTGCACTCCAGTTCGATGCTATCCACGATCTGGGAGGAAGTGAGTGGGATCGCGGCGGAAAACTCGCGCGAGAGAACGCTGGCACCCTCGGCCCAGCCCGAATACTCAAGCAGTTCAGGGCCGGTCGAAGCCCCGAATAACGGAGTCCCATCTGCTTGTTGAAAGGCAGAGGACGCGGCCCAATTGGTTACTCCATCAGTCCTGCGTTCGTGCCACTGGCCGGTGAGAACATCATATCCATAGGACGCGGTATCCAGCCGCTCCATCAAGACCGCGTGGCCCTGCCAATAATAAGCAAACAGGGCGAATGTGGTGCTGTTGGCTACCTGTTCCTCGATCCCGTGGTTCGAGATCCGTTCGGGAACATCGGCCATGCGGTAAGTGACATGATCGGTCGAGAGGAAATGGAGTGCGTTATCGAGTTCGACCATGCAGCCGGGAGCAATGATCCCCTTTTTCGCGGTTCGCTGGCTGATGCGGAGGAAAGGCAACGTCCCGTCCCCAGTGGGATACCAGGCCTCTACCTTGTCCCCGCAGCCGTTGTAGAGAACATCACCTATCGCCAGAACCTGGACGAGGAAACTCGCATCGCTTTCCGCGGAGGCAAAATCCAAGGCATCGATGGTCCGGGCATCGTCAACCGCCGACCAATAGAATTTCCGACTTCCCGATCGGGCGAAGATGAACAGACCCGCGATATATGTGCCCCAAAGGACGTTAGCTCCATCGGGGAAGGTGATCGCTGAAAAAGTGGTGCCGTTGTAGGAATAAGCGTGGGCTCCTCTTCCGACACACAATTCGAGATTTGAAGCGGCCCACCAGACAGGTCCCGACCCGTCGACAGTTCCGATCGATACTCCGTCCTTGTAGACGGTCCCCGACGAATTGCAGACGAAGGTAGAGCCGGTGAAGAGGTCGTCCTGTCTGAATATCCCGAGGATGGGGTTGGCCCCGATCGTGGTTGAAGTCGCGAGGCCGGGAAACGACAAGAGACTGACCCCGCCTCTTGCCGAAGGCGTCTCCTCGGGGAGCATGTTCACAAGTTCGAACGGGGGAAGGTTGCCGTTCGCTCGGTGATACACCCCTTTCGGGATCACCAGATCCATTTAGCAATCCGGCTCGAAATAATAGCTGTCGGGCCGGTCCCTATCCAATAGCCGCTGGTATAGAATGGCGGCTTTCTGATCGATCCGCTGGACGGTCGCCGGATCTGTCCTCGTCACTCCGAACATCGAGGCCATGCGCGAGGCGAGGCCCATGATTACCGCTTCCTGCCACTCCTCGGGGAGGTCCAATGTCTCGGAAGGATCGGTTACGGTGTCGGCAATGCGGTTGTAATCGATCTCAAGGTCAATATCAGCACTGGGAACCGGCCACACGTGGATGGTAAGACCCGAGACGCCCTTTTCGAGATAATAAACCGAAGGGCCGCCGTTGGTGGTCTGGGCGCGGTTGGGGATCATGTAATATTGGGCGCGGTTCCATTCCCCCAGGAGGCGGTTGTAGCTTGCAGAGACGATGTGGCGGACGCTCGATATGTCCTCTGCCCCGGCAGGAGCGGAAACGCTCCCGGTGCCGCCCGGAACGGTCACCGTGGCCGTTGTCTCTCGATATAAGCTTCCTTCGCCCTGCCACGACTTCATCATCCCGTTGAGGCGAAGAATCCCATCGTCCATTTCCTGACCGGATGGGGTTTCGCCGGCCGCATGGGAGCCGAGCTCGTAACAGGCCTGTGTCACGATCTCTTCGGCAGTCAGTGGCCATGAGGTTACGCCGCTGCTGGGCACTACAAATGTGACCCGTCAGTGAACTTGGCAAAAACCGGCTCGGTCTCGGGCTGGGCGTTGGGTAGAGGCACGCCCTCTGGTCTGATCCGTGGCGGCTTCAGTTCAGGCGGCTTGGGGTCCCAGCAGAGCTGGCAGACGCGAAGGCCCGTGTATTCACGCTTGAACGTGTTGAGCCTACGTTGAAAACCACAACGCGGACACGATCCCCACGGAGAGTTAGCCATTGGTGGGCATCGTGCCCATCATCGGGACGCGCCAATCGGCTATGTGCCGGTATAAGGGGAACTGCTGCATCCCCGGTGGCTGTAGCGGGGCTCCGGTCGTGCCGCCTCCGGGCGTTGCTACCGGAGGAGCGTTCGGGTCCTGCGGATTTAGC